CTTGGGCTCGACCGAGGGGGTCGGCTTCGGCTCGGGCTGCTTGGGCTCGACCGAGGGGGTCGGCTTCGGCTCGGGCTGCTTGGGCTCGACCGAGGGGGTCGGCTTCGGCTCGGGCTGCTTGGGCTCGGGCTGCTTGGGCTCGACCGAGGGGGTCGGCTTCGGCTCGGGCTTCGGGGTCAGGTTCGCGCCGGCGTCCACACCAAAGCCCTGCTGCACCACCACGCAAGCGCCCTCCTTCATTGCCCCGCCGTCGAGCTCGACGTGGTTGAAGTACTGGCGGCCCACGACTGCCTTGTCGGGCTGACCCTTCTCGGCGGCGAAGCGGGTGGGGTAGCGCAGCTGGTAGTTGGTGTTGTTCTGGAACGGGCCGGTCACGGTGTAGGTGGCGGAGTGGCCGTCCTCGCCGTAAGTGGCCGTGATGGTGAACTCGCCGGCGGCCGCTGCGGTGCCGAGCGTCTCATCGACACCGTTCACGCGGCGGACCCACACGGTGTTCCCGGGCTCGTCGGTGATGAAGCGCATGCCCTCGCCGAGGGTGTCCGTGAAGGTGATGGTCTGGGTGCTTCCGTCGAAGGTCTTGCCGAGCTTGGCGGCCGTCTCGTCGTTGGCGCCGAAGTCGATGCCCCAGTCCACCCGGGTGCCGCCGGCGTAGGGGTTGGAGCCCCATTTGGCGAGGGTCCACCGGCTGTCCTGCGGGCCCACGATGCCCTCGCCATTGGGCGTGGGGACCTGCGTCACGACGCCGTTGGCGGTCATGGTCGCGGGGCCAGCAGCGAGGACCTTGGATGCGACCACGAAGGCGAACCCGGTGCCGTGGAAGTTGGTGTACCCCTCGGCGCGGAGGTTGCCCACCTTGTCGCTGAAGGTGCAGGTGACGTCGTGGCTGCTCAGCTCGCAGGTGCCGATCTCGACATCGCGGCCGGCGACCGACATGGTGAGCGGCTTGGTCTCGCCAGAGCCGAGGGCGGAGAAGCTGTCTCCAAGGCCGATGGTGAAGGTGTCGCCGGGCCTCAGGTCCCCGGACCAGCTGAAGCCGAGGCGCGCGTTAGACCAGAGCGTGAGCCCGCCGTCAACGGCGGCGCCGGTGCGGTCCACCCGCTGGAGAGTCAGGTCAGACACGGTGACCCGAGGGGCCTCGCCATCCGCAGCGGCTGCGCCGACGGGGACGAGGGAGAGGATCAAGGCCAGGAGAAGGGATGCTGCGACGATCAACCGCGTCGCTGTTCGTGTAGTGCTCATGTGTCAGAGCATAAGAACGGCCCCGACGCTGTGTCAAGCGCCGGGGCCGTTCAGTTATTCGTGTCGTGTATCACTCGTCCTTCGCCAGAGTCGGGGCCGAGGTGCTCAGCTTAAGCAGGTCACCCACGGCGGCGTCCAGGGCCTTGCGCCCGCCCACGGCCTTCTCCAGCTTGCTGAGCGTGGCCGGCGAGCGGGTGAACGCCTCGTCCTCACTCAGCATCCCGAAGTCCACGAGCGCCTGAGCGGCCTCCTCGGTGACCGAGCGCCGGGCTCGGCCAGGCTTCAGGTGCCAGCCCGGCAGCCCCTCGTCGGTGCCGGCCTGCCGTAGCGCCTCGCGGCGCACCGCCTTGCACCATCCCTCGACGGCCTCGACGTTGTTCATGGCCTCGGACAGCGCCGCCGGCGAGTAGTCCACCGGGTCAGCGGTGAGACCGGTCGAGGCGTCGAGGCCCACGGCCTCGGCGACGAACGCCGCCCGCTCGGGACACCACGGCGCCGCGGGGCAGAACAGGCACCCGCCCTCGCTGGGGACGCGAGGCGCACCCTCGGCCGCGGTGGCCTCAGCCGCCGCGGACAGCTCCTCGCCCCAGGCGTGCAGCGCCTCGGCGGTCATCACCGCCGTCGAGATGTGCCCGCCGCCCTTGTGCCGGGGCTGGACGATGGTCATCCTCACTTCGTGGATGTCCTGCTCCAGCTCGGCGTCCTGAAGGGCGCCGAGGGCGTAGCACCGCAGCTGGGGGTTGTCCTCGGCCTCGACGCGCACCCCGCGGCCGAACTTCAGATCGAGGACGTGCAGCACGCCCTTGTCTGAGATGACCACGGCGTCGGCGGTGCCGTAGACCCCTTCGATGACGAAGACCCGCTGCTCCAGCAGGAGTCGGGCGTGCTTGCGGCCTCCGAGCGCCTCCCAGGCGTCGGACACCTCGTCAACGTAGGGCATTACGCCGGCCTTCAGCTCGTTGGCGTCGTACTTCTCTCCGTACTCTGCCTTCCACTCCTTCAGGAGTGCGCCCTGGCCCTTCAGCTCGATGCGCTCCTTCAGGAGAATCTCCGCCAGGGCGTGGGCCGCCGTGCCCTCGGCCGCCGCCTCGGATGTGGTGTCCTCGACCGGGCACGCCGCGATGGCTGCGACGGACCCGGGGCAGGTCATCCACCGCTTGGCCGCTGAGGGACCGAGCTTCGCGTGCGCTGCGGGGCCGGTCATGAGAGCACCTCCGGCACCAGAAGGATGACGTCCTTAGCGAGCTCCTTAGCGGCGTCCTCGCTGCGGGACTCCAGAATCGCCACCGCGGCCTCGTGGATGCCTTTGCCCCACAGGGGGGATCGGGGGGCCGAGGTGGTCGTCAGGTCAGCACGAGACGCCGCCGCGGAGATGATGTCCCCGGCCGCCCACGGCCGATCCCCGGGACATGCTTGGTCGGCGTAGCAGGCGACCAATACTGCGGCTGCGTGAATGCGAGACAGGCTGAGCATGCGGCTGCGCATGTCGGGCGCGCTGCGGCCTGCGAAGTACACGGCGGACACTACGGCCCGAGCGACCTCATCGACACCCAAGTCCTCGCAGGGTACAACCGGCCCCCTCGCCCACTGGGCCGGGAGGAATCCGTACAGAGGGCTCCCGCGGCGGATGGTTTGCCTCTCCCGGTTCACAGCGCCACCACCATCGCGGTAGCTGCGGCCACGTCCTCGTCCTTCAGCTCGGTCGCCCGGGCGGCGCCGAACTCCTTAAGGACCTGGGCGACCTCGGCACGCTTGCCGGCCTTCAGGGCGCTACGCATGGCGTCGAGCAGCGCCTCGCGGGACCCGAGCTCCCCACCGGAGGTCTGCTCCGTGGAGGTGGCGGGCTCGGTAGGGGGGACGGAGGCAGGCTCCTCGGCCTTGGGCTCCTCGGCCTTGGGCTCCGCGGCCGACTTGTCCTTGCGGGAGGCACGGCGCTTCGGCTTAGGCGCCTCCTCGGCCGCAGCGGGGGCGGGCTTCTCAGCCGAAGC